GATTAATTCTATGCACATATCCAATGGAGTAGTGTATGAATACAATGGAGGTAATCCTTCAGGTCATGCTCTTACTACGATCTACAATTCCCTGTGTAATCTTATCCTCATTTTTTGTTGTGCTGAGCATGTTAGAAGAGTTGAGGATTATGACTTCTCTCCCGAGTATATTTTTGATAATGCTAGGGCATTGACTTTTGGAGATGATAACATGATTGCTTACAGGAAGTTGCTCTTTAAGTGTCTCGAGCAACAGTCTCTCACCAAGTATATGAAGCTGCTTTTCAATCTTGATTATACTAATGAAAATAAGGACGATACTATCGTTTCAGGACGAAGTATTGAGGAGATCTCTTTCCTCAAACGGGGATTTCGTTTTGACCATGGCTGGAAGTGTCCTTTAGAACTTTCGGTTATCCTAGAAACCATGAATTGGCAGAAGAAGAATTCCAATCAGAAGGAATTAGAAGAGAGACTGGAGGGCGTTCTTAGGGAACTCGCCCTTCATGGTAAGAAGGTGTATGATCAATATGCACCCAAGTTCCTTATTGCGTCAATAGAAGCGTATGACTACCACTGTGTGGGAGCAACGTATTCGATGGCGCTTGCTAGTGCTTATGGCCTAGCCATTTAATTGCTCCTATTTATAGTGGGCGTGCCTATTTTACAAATGCAATATATTGCACACATTAGTCGTATTGAACGCGACGTTAAATAATGTTTCTAATTGCTTAATGCACACATTAGTCGTATGGAACGCGACGTTAAATAATGATTCCACCTCTGTCGTTTGGAATGCGACGTTAAATAACATATTCCCAGAAAGTAGTTTAAGCTTCATCTCTATGTCCTTGTTCATCGAAAATGAGACAGATGTATTCTACTCCTGTAAATGCCCTGGGCTATTTAGCCTTACTTCCAGGATGGGGCGGAGAAACACCAATATCCAGGGGTGAACTAGTGTAGTGTTGAATGAGTTGCAGCGCTGCATGAAATTACCTAACTTGCTG